TTCGGCAAAGACAGGGAACCGGCTTCGGTCGGGGCGAGTTCTGCGAACCCCTGGCCACTCGAACGGACCGACACAGGCTATGACGCCGCGGCCGTGAAGGACGCGATTCTCCACGACAAGGCGCATCCACTTCACGACGCCTATCAGAAGAACACGCACCCCCTTCACGAGCGGGCCGTCCGGGAGGTCCAGAGGCTCACCGAGATCGTCATCGGCGAGCGGGGAGCTCCGAACAAAGCAGTAAAAGTCAACGCGCCGGCCGGCGTCTTCGATTTTTCAAATGCTCACAAAGTAACCCGCAGGAGGTAACCAGATGGAAAAAACGAAAAAGCAGATCGCCGACGAGATGGCCGTCTATGTCACGCCGAAGCTTTCGGACCACGTCAAGGCCCTGGACAAGATCCGCCGGGAGCGCGCGGGAATCGAGAAGCAACTGAAGGAGCTCGAGGACAGAGCGGCCGGATCCCAGGCCGCCCTCGTCCAGGCCGAGGCGAAGGTCTCGGAGGCGATTCTGGCCAATGGCAACCCTAGTGCTCACCTTCGCCAGGTCGAATTGAGGAGGGCCGAGATCGACGCATTTGGGCGCCAGACCGAAAAACTGAAGCGGGACGACGCGGAGCACGGGGAAAAAGAGAAAGCCGCCCTGAAGGCCCTGGAAAGCGTGCTGTGGGCATCTCTTCTCGAATACCGAAACATCCTCGAGGAAAAGGTCAAGGCACTCTTGGACGAGGCCCTGGCGCTCATGATGGCGTACGAGGCGCAGGCGTTCTGCGAATATGACAGGCTCGGGCTTCGGGGGTTTATTTCCGCGGAGCATGAGCAGAACATCGGCCGGTTCCTGCGGTGCTCGGGCCTTCCGGATTTGATCGAGCCTTTCGTTGAGCCTCTTGGCGCCCAGGCCAGCTACATCGGGCGAAAGGAAGTACGGGCCAAGCTTGAGGCCTAAAGTTCTTTAGGCCTTTTTACTGGGGTCTTTAGTGATGATTGATAAAGTCAAATTATCGCAAATGCTTCGGCAAGGTAAATCGGCTAAAGAATGCGCCCGTTTCTTTAATGTGAGCGAGGGGAGGATTTCCCAGGTCAGAAAGGAGCTCAACATTGCTGTCGTCCGGAGCGTCGCCCTGGAAACGGGTCACAAGGTTGTCGAGTCGAACCTGAATGCGGTTGAACAGCTTCGGCGAATCAACGAGACGGCGAACGCGCTCCTTGACCGGGCTATTGCGGCCCGGGATCATGCAACGGCGATCAAGTGCATGTCCGAGATCCGTCAGCAATTGGGACTTCAGCTCGAGATTCTTTCAATGTTGAACGACATCAAAGCGGTCCAGGAGTTCCAGGCGTCGGTGCTCGAGGCGATCGGCGAGGCAAGTCTTGAGGTGAGGAATGCCGTCATTGACAAGCTGCACGCAAGAAACGCTTTACGACGAGCTATTGAAATTAGTCGGTGATCGTTTCTGCCGCGATTCCCAGGTCGAGCGGTTTTCGAAGTACCAGACGGACCCCGTGGGCTTCGGCGAGGAGATCCTGGGTGAGCGGTTCACGGACGACGTGAAGGCCATGATGGAGAGCGTCAGGGACAACATCATCACGCTTGCGCGGTCGGCGAATGCCGTCGGCAAGACCCACGGGGCGGCCCGGGTGGCGATCTGGTTTTACAAGTGCTTCGGCAATTGCCAGGTCTACACGGCCGCGGCCCCGCCGGAGTCGAACCTTCGGAACCTGTTGTGGGGAGAGATCGGGAACATCATCGAGAAGCATCCGGATCTTTTCAAGCGTGACGAGGTGAAGAATCTCCATGTCTCCCGCTCGGCTCAATCGTTTCTGACGGGCGTGACGATCCCCACGTCGGGCTCCGAAGCGCAGCGGGAAGCGAAGTTCTCGGGGAAGCACAGCCCCAACCTGCTTTTCGTCGTCGACGAAGGCGACGCCGTTCCGGATGAAGTCTTTCGTGGAATCGAGTCCTGTATGTCCGGCGGTCATGCGCGGCTTCTGATTATGCTCAACCCCAGGGCCGAGGCCGGCGAGGCCTACCGGATGAGCCGGGACCGAAAGGCGAAGGTCGTTTCGCTTTCGGCATTCAATCACCCGAACGTCGTGGAGGGCCGTGACGTGATCCCCGGCGCCGTGACACGCGAAACGACGGTCCGCAGGATCAACCAATGGTGCCGGCCCCTGGCCGAAGGCGAGCCCGTCGATGGCGAGTGCTTCGAGCTTCCGAAGTTCCTCGAGGGCGCCGTCGCCTCGAGACAGGACGGGCAATCGTACGATCCTCTGCGGCCCGGATGGTACAAGGTCATGGAGCCGGCCTTTGCGTACATGGTCCTGGGGCAGTACCCCTCGAAGGGAAGCGCGCAGTTGATCTCCCGCGCGTGGGTCATCCAGGCCCGGCAGAGGTGGGACGCCCACGTCGCGGAGCACGGGGAGCGTCCGCCGCAGTATTCCATGGCGGTCATGGGCCTGGACGTCGGGGAGTACGGCTCGGATTCGAACGCCGCGTGCTTCCGGTGCGGCGGCTTCGTGGAGCGGCTCACGACCTGGGGCGGGATCGACACAATCCAGACTGCCGACCGGGCCATCGGTCTTTATCGAGAGCGAAACGCCCTGCGCTGCAACGTCGATGCGACAGGCATAGGGGCGGGGGTGGCGCCGTACATGGCGCGCCAGGGATGCTCGGCCGTGCCCGTGAAGGTCGCGAGTTCGCCGACGCAGAAAACCGACATGGGCGAATTTCAGATCTTGCGGGATCAGCTATGGTGGGCCTGCCGGGAATGGCTCCGGGCGGATCCGGGCGCGATGCTCCCGCCCGATGAATACCTGATCGAGGAATTGTTAGTGCCCACTTACGAGATCAAGTACGGGAAGATCCGCGTGATGTCGAAGGACACGATGCGCGAGCTCTTGAGGCGATCGCCTGACCGGGCAGACGCTCTCTGCCTGACGTTCCTTGCCGGCGGCTTCTTCGCGGAGTGTGATTTGCGATGATGGGGGTTTTATGAACACGCTCGAAAAGAAGATTGCTTTCTGTGGAGATGTTTACTGGGTGAACCCCGAGACGGGAGCGGAATACGCCAGGGTTGCGGCAGGCGCTCAGTTTCCGGGCAAGAAGCCGGGCTTCGCCTGTGTCCTGGGAGAGACGGAGATCCGCGACGCTGCCGGCCTGAGCCGGAATTACTATCTCCTTGCGGAGATCGAGGAAGCGGGTCTCCAGACATTCATCGAACGGGTCTACGAGCTCACGCAGATCTTTTCCATCGTCGACGTCTACGGGGATCCGAACGACCGGACGGCCCAGGAGTTCCTCTACGCGTTCAACCGGGAGTTGCAGGAGAGGCGACAGCGGGGTTTTTACCTATCGAGGCCTCCGCTGTTGGGCGAGAAGGGGCAATTCGAGCATCTCTGCCAGGTGATCTTCAAACACGTCAGGGCGGGAAAAAAGACCCTTCACTTCGGACCTGCGAGCAAGCTTCCCGCCTATCTTCTGGAATTCGGACAGGAGCAGATCCGGAGCGGCAAGCCCGATGACTACCCGGCTATCGCGGCGCTCGGCTATGTCCTGACGGCCCTCACCACCTGGCAGGCATGGAGGCCCGAGACGGCGATGAAGGCCGCAGCGGACTACGACCCTTTCGACGCTTCGTCCTGGGATCGTCAGCCGATGGAGTATGACATCTTCAAATAGGCCCTGATCCCCTGAAAGAGATGATTTTCGCAGATTTCCGTGGAAAGCGACGCGTTTAAACGGCCCAGGAGCGATTTTCTCTGGTCGGCCCGATAGATGAGCCGCGGGAAAAGAAACCGCAACAGGCAGGGGCAGCGAGGCCCATGAGGTGAAGCCATGATGAACGAGTACGAAGCCAGATTGTACGAGGCGGTGAGATCCCTGTTCCCTCTAAAGATAACACCGACCAGGAAAGAAGGCATACCTAAGCCGTGGGCGACAACGGGAGCAATCCGGCTTGACATCGATAAGATCCTTCAGGCCGAGGATCTGAGGACCTTGTTTTCAAGCGAGGGCGCAGAGCCCTCAGCATCATCACAATTCAACGACGGGAGGTTTTGAAAATGGGAGGCGTAGCAAGAACAGTCGGAGGCTTCTTTAGCAATACGATCGGTAGCGTATTTAAGGCTTTGGCGCCCAAGGTCCCTTCGGCCCATTGAATCCGCCGCCGGCGGAGCCGGCCAGCCCCGGGGCCTCCGCGAGCGAATCGAGCGAGGCCCAGGAGGAGCGCCGCCGGGTCATGGAGGCCGCGAGGAGGAAGAAAACGCAGACGCTCCTGACGGGAGCTCTAGGACTCAAGGAGAATGCGCAAGTCACACGCAAAAAGCTGTTGGGGGAATGATTAGGGCTATTACGATTCGGCTTTTAGCAAGGACTCGGCTTCTTCCCTCGAAACACGAGGCATGTTGAGCCAGACCTTGAGCGAGGTGTGCGTGTCGTCAATCGGCACGAAATTCGTTTCCGAATCGACGCGAAACGCCGTCATGGAGGCTTTGTCCCAGGCGAAAACCCGTCCCGAGGAGTTTGTCCGATATGAGAATTTGTCGGGAAGCTTGCCAGGCATAGAAGCATCTCCTCACCTTTATTCGAATGCAAGCGGGACCTTTCGGAAGCTTTAGGGAAGGAATTTCTGATTTGTTTATAGCACTATTTTGATTCTTTGAAAATCAATTTTGGGTGCACTAACGGCTGGCCCGAAGCGACCGTAAGTCCCGGAAGAAAACGAGATGAAACACCGGGTCCTGTTAAGGCAGGTAGGGAGCCTAACCGGAAGTGGGCATATAATAAAAGCCGTGCCGCAATGCAGATTTATTCTAATCCGGGTGTTAGATTTTCAAGACACCCTTTTGCATCAAATAATAACCGTTACCCGTCGTGGAGAACGAAAGAATTACAAACTTCTTTAACAGGTCATCTAGCTTAAGTCCCTTTTCCACAGACTCTATGAACTCCTCTGTGTAAGCGTTTAGAGCATCTAACTGTGCATCAGTAAGTCTAACAGAATCTCCAGACTTTGCGGCACTAAGCCTTTGGATGAAAGATTGATATGTATTCTGAAGGATGCTGTGGGCATAGAGTAGATCGGGATTGTATTCAATATTTATAATTCTTTGAATTGCTCCAGGAATTGCGCTGAAGTAAAAAAGTGTGTTTTCTACAGACTGGCATTCTTTCATTTTGGAAATAACAAAATCCATTTCTTCGATAAAGGAATCCTTCAATGCCTTGCTTATCTTCATATTGTCTACCTTCTCTTAGGAGTTCACGGATGTCGGTCTGTATTTCTCGGTTTCGGTTGGTGTG